GTTAGTGGATATTTAGTTGGAAGTACATAAAATAATATCTCTTTGATCTGAAATCTCAAAATCATAATGCCAAGTTTCTGTTGTATTAGCAGTCAATCCGTACGTTACAGAATTAAATGGTCTTAATGAAATTCCTGTTACAATTCTTGGCAATTGTTCTTTATCGGTATTTAAGTAAACTATTTGTTCAATTTGAAATTCTAATTTGTGTCCAGAAGATAAAACTGCCACTAACATCGGTTTTGACTTATTGCCACATTCGACTGAATTTAAAGTTGGTTTTGTACTTTCTGACATTTGTTTTAAATTTAAAGATTAGGTCTTATTTTATCGGCAACAAGACAAAGCCGCAAAACTTTATACTCTATCCATTCATTAAACCTACCACTTCTTACCATATAATCCAAAAAAAAGCCTCCGATTTCTCAGAGGCTCCCAATCTATTTTTTGCTCAGTACTAGACTGCTGAATCTAGTTCTGCAATAGCATCTGTAAGCAATCCTTTCACCAATACCTGCGTATCGTTCGCAGAAACGAACTGTACTAGCTCCTGCTCAACCAATACCGTTTTGAGGTTCTTGATAAAATCGTCTCCCGACATTTCAATTTGTACGGTCATATTACCGGTAAACCCTACGTTAATCACGGTCAAGTCACCGCCTATAAAATCGAATGATCCCAAGTTTGCTTCTGTACGAATCAAAGGCACTCCGAATGCGGAAACCTCGCCTTGCGCGTTGATCGTAACCCCTGCTGGTACAATGTACCTGCCATCAGCGTCTTTTGTGGATAGCAATACATCAACAATACCGCCCTTAACGTAGATACCATTGGTAACACCGGATGCCTTTCTAACCTGTGAAATAACACCCAACATCACATCCCATCCTGTAGGGCTTGCGACCTTACCATTTAAATCTCCTCCTGTGAATAATGTAGCGTCTAGCATTACACCTTTCAAATTGTTACCAGTTCCATCCCCTGTAAAGAGCTGGTTTTCTGTAGCAATATCAACGCGCTTCATCATGAAGTTTTGAATATGAGAAACCAGTTGAGGCAAGTATCTTAAAAACTCAGTAGTGATTTTTGAGAAAACAGCGATTTTTTTAGCCTTTCTGTTTCTTTCCTCAAATCGAACCCCGATCTCGGTTTTTGATGCAGCCTCACCAATGAAAATAGGTGTACCTGTAGAATCTACCATCTCCATCCACATCGCGACAGGATTGTCCATCGCCAAAGATGCCTGAGAAACCCTTGTTAAGTAAGAGGTGATTCTAGTACGAATATCAGAGATAATACCTGTATTCTGAGTAATTGAAACTTGAGAAGAAGAACCCGCTGCCTCAACGGTAGTATTAAGCCCAATCGCTTTTAGATTCAAGACTAAAGGCCCTGTCATTCTTCCGCCTGCTGCCAAAATAGAATCTATTTCAACTTGTTTTTCTTTTGCGGCAATGTAGAAAGAATCTTCAAAGCTCATTTTCTTTACTTCTACCTTAGCGCCCGGCTTGTTCATGTTTGCAGAAAGCGTGTTTAGATCCTTTCGCAAAGCCTCTAACTCAGTAGCGTTCTTTGTACTTGCATCCTTATTTAAAGCCAATTCTGAAATAATACCATTGGCTTTTTCAAATGCTTCAACTGCCTTTGCTTGCGCTCCCTCTACATTTGCTTTTAATGCGATCTGAGCGTCTTGTATCTCTTTCTTTAATAGTTCAAAGTCCATTTTTAGGATTTTAGAATGTTAATTAATGATTTATATTGATCGGCTTCTAATTCCTTCAAAGTGTCTTTAGACGGCTTTAATAGTAATTCAAGTGATTTAAATTCTAGTTCTAACTTACTAAGTGTTTCATCTGTACAATCCGAAGTCTGCAAGAATCTTTTTAGTTTTTCAAGGTAAAAAAATGCGTCCGCTTCGTTTTTTAGGTCTATTCGTGTTGTGTCCGGGTTCATGCCTAAAAACTGGATAGCCGAAACCTCTAATAGCATTACTTCTTTCAGAATGTTTGCCTTTCGATTCGGATCGTACATTTCCTTCATGGTAACGTAGCCGTAAGAATGCTGGTTAATAATTCCAGACTCAACCATTTTGACAAAATCAACTCCATTATTATGTGTTCCTGCTTTCATCTCATAGCTCGCTGTCTGAGCATCTTCGTACACGTCAGTAAGAACACCGGGAACCATTTTTTTATCGTGATCTAAAAGGAATTTCATAAGCCTAGATCCCTTTGGGCCGCGCTCCATGATTGACTTGGCAAAAACTCCCTGCTCAGATATGTCACCCCCTAAGTCTTTGGTATTATGCTTCGCAAATTGACCCGTAACAATTCCCTGCTTTAGATCAACATCTTTGAAACCTACATCAAGCCCTTTAGTTAACATTTGAATATTCGTTTAGGCAAATATACATTAAAAAGTAATTATAAAAAAAACACCTCGTTATATTTGACCAGGTGTTAAAATTGATAGTCTAATTCCTATCGGTCAATGGCTCTAATTTTCTCCACCCGCCAATGCAGTTAAAGCTTGCATCTCTTACTTTATAAGTTCTGCGATTATTTCTTCTGATCGCTTTTCTATTTTGGCTAGTATTTCTTTAGCATCATCATATTCAGCGTCTTGTATGCTATTATTAAAACCTATACCTAGAAATTCTAATTTATCGTCTAATGGACACCCCCCCAATGGAGACCTCGGTATAATATCGCAAAGGTTGCCGCACGCGCAAGTTACCCATGCTTCAGCTAAGTCACAAGCGTCAAGATGTTCTTCCGATCCTTTTTCAGGAGGATTTTCTAAAAACTTATTCCAGTCAAATGATTCTTGTCCCTGTGTTTCTGTGTATTTTTTCATAATCGCTCTTGATAAATTTTGATTACTTCACTCATTATTTCATGATTCTTTAAAGAACCTTTTCCAGCAACATAATCTAATCTAGCTGATAAAACTTTGAAAAATTCATCTGAACAATCATTCATTATAGTTTTAAACCCGTGAGTATTTGGGTTAGAATATGAATATGAATATTGATGCTCATAACAGTGATGGAAATATTTTGTTTTTTCGTTAAACTCTAATCTAAATGTTTTCATAATCGCTCTTTATTTTAGTGAACCCAAATATAAACAAAAAAGTTAATATTATTGTAATGCCTCTGGGAATCTTTCACGAACAAAATCCTCTGTCACTATAGCCATAGAACACCCGCAATTTATCACTTGGCGCGCCACGTCTTTACCGCCTTCGCCTCGTGCCGGATTACCGGGAGAATCTAATTTAACCCCTTCAATATTGAAAAATTGACTTTTTGGAATAGGCTTGCCTTGCGCTGAAATATGGCTTTGCCGTGGTTCGCGTCTTGCAGCTGAGTGAATCCAAAGCTTGTACATCTTTAGTCCTGTGACTAACTCAAAGTCATCACCTGATCGCATTAAACCCATGTTATTAGCTCGTGTTCCCTCTGTGATCGCTATGGCTCGCGCTCTGGCTCTGCTTCCGATGGTTTCCGTTAGCAGTTGCTGAGTCTGAAATGGATTTAGACCTAATTCAATGGCCCTTTCCAGTATTTCCCTAATCTGGTTTCTAGTATTATCGTTTACGTTTGTGATAAGACCGCCTAAGTTTTCGCGGACCCAAACCCCAATCCAAGCTTTCCAGGTATTTAGAAACAAATCGCTCATTTCAAAGTCCTTGGTTTTCTGCATTGCTCTGATCTGGAAATAACCCCTTCGGGCGGCATCTGGAAACACTTTCTGATAGTACTCCACATAGGCCGAAGTCATAAGCCTTTCATCAAAAAAATCAGCTTGCGAGATAAGGGTTTTTAAAAACAATTCTTCGCCAAACTTTTGGTATTGCCTGTTAGCTTTTTTGTTCTCGCGTCTGATTTGTGCTATGTTCATTATAGGTTTAAATCCTGAAAGTCCGCCCCGCCTTCAAAAGCTTCCTGAAGTGTAATTTTATTTGCCTCTGTATAGATAGCCCGTGCATAGTCTGCATCTATTTCGTCAAATCCAAGCATCGTTCTAACCTCGTTTAAAGTGGCTAAGCCGCCATGCCAAAACGTTTCCATTATTAGTTTTGAATCTGCATTCAGCTCAGAATATTCTGATAT